AGTCCAGAGATCGAGCCGCCCGCTGCTCCGTTCGCATCATCGACGACCTGATTCCCTTCGCCGTACACGCTCGAAGCAGACTTGAAGAGCGGGTAGTTCCAGATGCCTTGCATCTCCTTGCGCGAGTTCGTGTTGATCGACGGATCGCCGACGAGGATCTGTCGCTCGATCTCGGTCTGGAGCTTCCGGATCAGGAAGTCGCGAAGCACGCTCTCCGCGCTCGCGCTCCCGATCGATTCCTCGATGAGTTCCTTCGATACGATCATGTTCACGCCGACATCGTGCAGCGTGATCGCTCGGTTCTCGTACTCGAGATCGTAGTTCGTCGGCACGGATCCGCCCGACTTCTTCCATCGCGGCAACTCGAAGGTGCCGTTGATGTCGGCGCGTGCGCCTTCCTGATCGTACGAGATCCGATCCTGCGTCTCGATGTTCTCGTTGTAGTGAGTGACGGTCAACTTGTTCGAGGTCACATCGACCTTGCGAACGCGACCGAGCACCCACGAGGTCTGCATCGACTCGGTGAAGAACGATGCCCACGCCTCGGGCGTGAGGCTCGCGGTCTGCACGCCACGCTGTTCGTGGAGCGTGCGCGCGTCTTCGCTGCTGATCGCGGCAGGGCCGCGTGAGAGATAGCGAAGGAACGCTTCGCGGTGTCGAGTCTCGCTCATATCCTTATCCTCGCATCTTTGGGTGTCGAAGGTCAACGCTTGGGGCCAATCCAGATACGCCGGCGAACCGTCGCCGGCACGGGCGCGCTCGCCGTCCAGAGGTCGAACGAGCGGCGATCGACCACGAGGTCGGTAGCCGGGTTCGCCGGGAAGGTCACGGCCGAGACTTCGTGGAGTTCGAGATCCTCGATCATGCGGTGCACCTTGCCGTCCCGCTCCTCGAAGCGATCCGAGCGCACGATGAAGCCGAACGACATCGCCGAGACCACGCCCGAGCGCACCGCGACGCGAGCGTCCCGGCCGACCTGGGTGTCGATCGGCTCCATCTCGACCACGAGGCCGTGCTCGTCCTCGGCGAGTCGGAGACTGCCGGCCGTCGTGCGAGCGATCGGCATCGATGCGTCGTGGTTCCAGAGCGCGACCACATCCGGCTTTTCCCGGAGCGTCCGCTCGAATGCGCCGCGCACGATGATCTCGTGGGCGTATCCAATGGGATACGCGGTCTCGGTCACGCTCGCGTAGCCCCGGAGGATCTCCCGGCCATCGTCCGCACGCACTTCCATCGCCTGCCCGTAGCGTCGCTCCATGATGTCGCCTCCTGCGCGGTCTACGCGCTCGAGAATGTTCGTGGCCCACGAGCGGCCTGCGTCGCCTCCCCAGAGTGCCCACGCGATCCGGCCGGCCGACGGGAAGCCTTCCTCGCCCGGCCCCCACCCTTGGCCCTGCTTGTCCACCTCGTGCCGCGCGAAGTACGAGGCCATTCGCTGCACCGTGTCGATCGAGAGCGCGCGCCCGTTGGCGATGTCACGCGCTCGGGCGACCCCGACCTCCGTCCCGCCACGCCCGTGCTCGCGCCGCCACGCGAGGCCACGCTCGGCCTCCTCGCGCATCCCGGCGGTCGGCTCGAAGGAGTCAGCCACCATCGGCCTCCGTGCACATCGAGATCGCGATCGCGACCGCCTGATCCTGATCGTAGCCCTCGTCGAGGAGCCGACCGATCTTGCCGCTCACGCACTCCTGCACATCGGGCGAGAGATCGGCGAGCCGCTTCGACTTGCGCTTGGTGTAGCGTCCCTTCGCGTCCCGAGCGGTCGGAGCCGTAGCCGGCACGGGAGCCGGGGCCGTGAGCGGCGACTGGTCGCCCGCCTTGCCGGCGTTCGGATCGACGATCGCCAAGTTCACGGGCGCGCGGGCCACATCGCCGCCATCGATCGGCGCATAGTTCTCGCGCTCGCGCACCTCGTTGATCGTGAGGAAGCCATTGTTGAGCGCGGTCGAGTACGCCGCGAATCGCGACGCTAGGTCGCCTCGGAGCAGCGCGTCGAAGGAGATATGCGTCTCGATCGGCTCGCCTTCGCGCACGAGCTTGCGCGCGCATTCCTCCTCGAACCGCGAGGCCCAGTTCGCGAGGCAATGCTTCACGAACTCGGCATCGGCCTGCTCGGCACTCGCGTACGAGGTCTTCGTCGCGTCGCCGACCATATGCACGGGGACATTGAACGCGGCCGCAATCTGCGATCGACAGAACGAGCGCAGTTCGACGAGTTTCGCTTCCTCGGGATCGACCGAGACCTTCTCCCACGAGTAGCCGCTTTCCAGGATCGCCACGCGGCCGGCGTTCTCCGCGCCGCCCGTGATCGATTGCCACGACTGGCGGAGCCGCTTGAGTGCCTCTTCGGTGAGCGTGCCCGTGACCTTGATGAGGCCCGCCGGCCGTGCGCCGTTGCGGAAGAACGAGGCGACGAACTTCTCCGCCTCGAGTTCCACGCCGATGATGTTCCGCACGAGGTAGATCGGAGTCTCGCCGAGGAGACCGTCGAGGCTCGGCGCGCGGAGGTGGAAGATGTCGTACGCCTGCCACACCTGATCGGTGCTCTTCGACACGCCCCATCGCGACGAGGTGTACGAGTAGACGGGCATCCCGTCAGGGCCGCGCGACACCTCGACCGAGTCCGCCCGCACCTTGTGCAGGCCGACCACGCGGCCGACAGCATCGCGCTCGATCACGGCATAGGCGTTCCCGTAAAGGAGGCAGTCGAGGAGCATCGACTCGCGCCAGACCATCGCACCCATGTACGGGTTCGGCTCGATGTTCAGGAGCCGATAGAGCGGATGCTCGCGAGCGGGAACCGGGATCCCTCCCTCCCGGCGCATGACTCGCCACTCCATCCGCGCCACGCTCTGGGAGATGAGCCGCGTGCAGGCGTAGACCGTCGGAGCCTCCCTCGCGGCCTCCGGCGTGATCGAGCGGCCCGTGTCGGCGTAGGTCGAGATGTACGCCTGCGCCCCGCCCGGAGGCTGTCCGATCGGCGAGCGGTCGATCACCGCGCGCTCTTCGAGCGTCGGCTCGGGAGTCGGGGCGGGTCGGCGGAACCAGTCGATCAGAGCCATAGGATTCCTCTCTCGGCGTACGGTGTCGCTTGTGATACCGTCGGCGCGGCATCGAGTGCTACCGCGAGTGCCACGATTCCCGCGACCACGGGGTCGATCTTCTCCGTCGAGCGTCGCTTGCTCGGTCGCGGGTTCGAGTTCGCGTCGAGTTCCACGACGCAGTTGGACATTGCCCAAGTGAGAACCGGGTTGCCGTCGTGCCGGAGCCGATGGTTCGTCACCATCGCCTCCCATCGCTTCGTCGGCTCGGCCATGTAGTAGTACGACTGGGGCACGCGCTTGAGCCGCAGGCCGTCGGCCTCGAGTTGCTGCGCGAGGCCGCTCGCGTTGTACGGGTCGTACCCGACCGCCTGCACCTTGTGCTCGCCGACGATCCGCAGGATCTCCCGCCGCACGAACTCGTAGTCGGTCGCGTCGCCCGGTGTAAGCCTCATATGCCCCTGCCGGCTCCAGTCGAGGTAGGGCACCTTGTCCCGCTTCTGCCGACGCTGCGCGCCTTCCTCGGGCGCGAAGGCCCACGAGCGCACCCACGCCTCGTCCTTGTCGAGCCATACGGCCGTGAGCGCGGTGAGGTCGCTCGTCTCGCCCAAGTCGATCCCGAGGTAGCACGGGAGGCCGGCGAGCCGGGACTCGTCGAATTCCAGTCGGCACTTGTCCCAATCCGCCATGCGGAGCCATCGGTTCGAGGCGGAGACGTGCTGGCAGAGGTAGTAGGTTCGGAACGGGGTCTCCATCGAGGGTTGCTCCTGCGCCTCCTTGCACTTCTCGGCGTAGTACCCCTCGTGCACCGTGTGCCCGAGACTCGGCGCGCACTTGCGCCAGGTCTCTGGACTCGTCCAATCGTCTCCATCGCTCGCCGAGTAGACCACGGGCAAGAAGTACGGGTTGTCGATCACGCGGTCGCGCACCTTGCACGCATAGTCGTACATCTCGAACTCAAGACTCTCGCGGAGCGTGCCGGCGGTCGTGATCGTCACGAGCATCGGTTGCCGACGCGCGCCGACGCTCGTCTCGATCGCCTCCCACAGCTCGCGCCGATTCTCCATCGCGTGCACCTCGTCCGCGATGCACGCGCTCGTATTCAGGCCGTGCGCGCTCGGAGCCTCGCTCGACATCACCTTGTAAACGCCGGCCGTGCTCGGCACGATCACTCGGTGCTGATAGACCTCGGTGCGGCTCTCGAGCATCGGCTCGGCGCGCACCATGCGCTTCGCCGCCTCGAGGCATCGGCCCGCCTGCGCGCGGTCGGCCGCGATCGAGATCACCTCGGGCGTAGGCTCATCGTCGGCGAGAAGGTGATACAGCGCGAGGGCCGCTCCGAGTTCGGTCTTGCCACACTTGCGCGGGACAAGGATGTGCACGCGACGATACCGCCTCGTGCCGTCCGGGCGGATCCATCCGTAAGCGTTGGCGATGAGTGCCTTCTGCCACGGGAGCAGCGTGAACGGTAGGCCGGCCCAAGTGCTCGTGGTGAGTTTGCACGCGGTCTCGATGAACCGGATCACATGGAGCGCGGCCTGCTCGTCGAATGTGCAGTTGCCTGCGGTCGCGATCGCGTCATAGCCGGGGATCGTGTTCCACTTCGCGGCCGGGTGCTCGGCCGACTTCTTCGGCTTACGCGCGACGCTTGGTAAAGATGTCTTCTTGCGGGGCATCCTTCGCTTGCTCCTTCGCCGCGCCGATTCGGGCACGACCGACTGGGGTGAGTCCGAACTCGCTCATCATGCGCCGGAGTCGATCCCCATGCTCGGCGAGCACCGCACTCCACGGGTTTCGCTTCACGGTCACGCGGTCGCCTCCCTCGACTCGGATCACCTCGCCCTCCTCGGCGAGTCGCTTGCGAGCCTCCAGGTAGCGCGACCATGTGTCGCACATCAGAGCGAGCGCGTCGCGGTCTCCGCTCGAGATGATCTTCATCGCGGCCACGCGCGGAAGCCAGTCGGCCCACGCAGCACGACCGACCTCATCGAGCCAGTCGGGGCATTCGGGTAGCACCTCGTCGGCCGGCGGCTCGGACTTGGCTCGACCGGACGCGCGCCAGTTGCCGGACAACTTCAAAGCCGCCGAAGGTTTAGGGGCAGGGCCGCGTAGTCCCATCACAAGCCTCCCTTTGGGCCGAAAAATGGGGGACGCGCGTACGAGCC